TGCTACTAGAAGTCTTAACATTATGCTTGCCGAGTGGGCAAATAGAGGCTTGAATCAATGGACTATCGCACAAAAATCAGTTGCTATGGTCAAAGACACCGCTACTTACAATATTGATAGCACTAATGCGACAGCTCCGATAGATGTCTTAGATGTATTTATTAGAGAAACCGAAGGAAGCGACACTACCGACATACCAATGACTAGATTAAGCCGAGCTGAATATTCACACATCACTACCAAGACTAGCACTGGAAAACCAAATCAATTTTTTATCAACAAACAACTAACGCCTACTATAACGGTTTGGCCTACGCCAGACGTATCTAGCACTTATACAGTATTTATGAATGTCTTGACTAGAATGGATGATGCCGATGCGGCCACAAATACTGTGGAGATACCTTTTAGGTTCTACCCTTGTCTTACTGCTGGGTTGGCTTATTACTTGTCTATGAAAAGAAATCCACAGCTAACTGCTCAGTTAAAAGCTATCTACGATGAAGAGTTTGATAGAGCGCTTTCACAAGACGAAGACCGAGCTTCTTACAAAGTTTCACCTGATTTAAGGAGTTACAATAATATCTAATGGCTTTTGCATCTAATAAAAATGCTTATGGAATCTGTGACATCACTGGATTTCGTTACAAATTAAAAGACATGAAAAAAACATGGGACGGTTTATTAGTGGGTCCAGATCAATGGGATGCTAAACACCCACAACTTATGCCAAAACCCGCTGTAGTCGATGCTCAAGCTATCAAAGATGCAAGAGTAGAGGCAAAAGACGATAACACTAAATTTTTGGTTTATACCAATATAGGCGATGGCAAACTAGGCTCTGTGCTAACTACCTTTAGTGTTGGTACAAATTTAGGTACAGTAACAGTAACAACGACATGAGTTTTACCTTAGCAACATTAAAAACAGCAGTGCAAGATTACTTGCAAGTTAGTGAAACCACTTTCACTAATCAGTTACCAACTTTTATAAAAGAATCAGAAGATAGGATTTTTAGTATGGTGCAGCTACCAGATCAGAGAAAAAACGTCTCTGGTACGCTGACTGCGTCAAATAGATTTTTAGCTACACCAACAGATTTTTATGCGCCTTTTAGCTTGGCGATTATCTCTAGTAGTACCTATGATTACTTAGATTTCAAACACCCTTCGTTTATCAAGGAATACTCTCCTGGTACAACGACAGGACAACCTAAATATTACTCTTTATTTGATGAAACCTCTTTTGAGTTGGCACCTATACCAGATTCAACTTACGAAGTAGAGTTACATTATTTACATAAACCCGTTTCTTTAACGAGTGGTAGTGACAGCGGTACGACATTTTTATCCACAGATTATCCAGACGCTTTGTTGTATGGAACTTTGGTTGAAAGTGCTATCTTTTTGAAAGAACCTCCAGATGTCATTGCTCAGTTTGAAGCAAGATTCAAGGAGGCAGTGAGTAGGATGAAAAACTTATCCGAAGGTCGTGGTACCCGCGACGAATACCGATACGACCAGCTACGCTCTGGCGTATCTTAATGGAACCCATACCAGAGTTAGAAAACAAGAGAGTTGCTATCGTAGGCTTGGGCATTTCACAAGTTGATTACGCCATTGGCAGTCAAAACGGTCGTGAGTGGGACGAAGTATGGTGCATCAATTCAGCAGCAGGCACTTATCATTGTGATCGTTTGTTTATGATGGACCCAGCTAGTAGATTTTTTGATTCCGAAGACGCAGGCAGACAAACCAAAGCCATGCAGTATATTTTAGAAAATGTAGAAATACCTGTTTACACTTGCGAGTTGGATTTTAGAGTTCCGAAAGCGGTTTTGTACCCATTACAAGAGGTTTGTGATTACTGTAAGTGTGCATATCTTAACAATACTGTAGCTTACACTTTGGCTTTTGCTATGTATAACAAAGTTGCTGCGGTTGATTTATATGGCATAGATTTTTCTTACAAAGAGAACATGCACTTTGCCGAAGCTGGTCGAGCTTGTGTTGAGTTCTGGATAGCAAAACTCATGGAAAAAGACATCATGGTAGGCATCAGTAACAGATCTACCATATTAGATTGCAATGTCCCAGCGCCAGAAAGATTGTATGGGTTTCATCGATTAGAAAAACCTTTGGTTGCTATACCGCATGAAGGTAAGTTTATAATAGGCAACTATGAGGAGATTAACGACAAACTGGCAGAGCTAGGTTTAAAAATCAACGAAGACGTAGCACCACCAGAACCATACAAAGGATGAGCGATAGTTTTATAAAATTAGGCGGAGTTTCAGTACACACCTCCGAACACAAAGGACATGACCCAGAGTTTTGGGCAGCACAAGCAACAAAAAAAATCTGTGACATATCTATGGAAGCACCAGAGCATGTCAAACAACAAGCTTTGGCTTTTCAAAATCAAGTCTATTCTGTTATATTACATAGTATTAAAAATGCAATAAATTCTAAAAATGTGACTTATGTGAATTTATTAAGGCAACAAGGCCATGAAGACATGGCTAAAATTATAAAGGAGCTTTAATTATGGCCATAACCTCAGCAATTTGTACGAGTTTTAAGCAAGAAATACTTGTCGAAGGACACAATTTAACCAACGGTGCAGACAGCATCAAATTAGCTTTATACACGAGTTCAGCTACTTTAGGAGCTGGCACGACTGCATTTGTTACAACTGGACAAGCTACCGGGACTAACTATTCTTCTGGTGGTAGTGCTTTGACAAATGTTACGCCAACTACTTCTGGCACTACAGCTATAGTCGATTTTGCAGATTTAACATTCAGCACGGCGACTGTGACAGCTAGAGGATGTCTGTTGTACAACACTACTAACTCGAATAAAGCTATCTGTGCAATAGATTTTGGCGGCGACAAGACTTCTACTGCTGGCGACTTCACAGTAGTATTTCCAAGTCCTACAGCAACAGGCGCTATTATTAGATTGGCATAATTAAACTTTGTTTTGGTAGAAAACCATGCCGCTAACAAAATTTAATTTCAAAGCAGGAATCAACAAAGAAGAAACTGATTATTCTAACGAAGGCGGTTGGGTTGATGGCGACAAAATACGATTTCGTCGTGGTCGTGTGGAAAAAATTGGTGGTTGGGAAAAAGCCACAGCTAATTCTTACATAGGCACTGCTAGAGCGCTACACAGCTGGACATCATTAGGTAGCGAAAGATTCTTAGGTTTAGGCACCACTAACAAATATTATATCGAGTCTGGTGGGACTTTTAACGATGTCACGCCGATTAGAAAAACCTCCACCAACAGTATTACTTTTTCAGCTACCGACGGTTCAGCTACTATCACAGCAACGGATTCGTCTCATGGTGCAGTAGTAGGTGATTTTGTTACCATCAGTGGTGCAGTTTCTTTAGGTGGCAATATAACAGCTTCGGTCTTAAACCAAGAACACCAAATAACTGCGGTGCCATCTGTAAACACTTATACCTTCACGGCATCGGCAACTGCTAATTCAAGTGATTCTGGTAATGGTGGCTCAGGCGTCGATGGGTCTTATCAGATTAATTCTGGCTTGGATTCTTATGTCGCATCTACTGGTTGGGGAGCTGGTACTTGGGGTTTTGGTACTTATGGTAGTAGCAGTGCTATTAGTGCTTCTGGACAATTAAGACTTTGGACGCATGATAATTTTGGCGAAGATTTAATTATCAACCCTAGAGGTGGCGGTATCTTTCGTTGGAAAGAAGACAATGGTTTATCTACTAGAGCTTTAGAATTATCTGGTATCAGCGGTGCTAACAAAGTACCGACGGTCGGTTTGCAAGTGATAACCTCAGAAACCGATAGGCATTTGATTGTTTTAGGTGCTGACCCTTTAAGCAGTGGTTCTCGTACTGGTGCAGTTGATCCTATGTTGGTAGCTTTTAGCGACCAAGAAAACGAGCTGCAATTTGAACCATTAGCAACAAATACCGCTGGTTCAGTGAGGTTGTCTAGCGGTTCACTAATAATTGGCGGCCTAAAATCTAGGCAAGAAGTCTTGATTTGGACTGATACTTCTTTGTATAGCATGACTTTTATTGGACCACCACTGACTTTTGCGATTAATTTAATCAACGAAGGAGCTGGTTTGATAAGTCCCAAAGCAGCTGTCAATTCGCCAACTGGCGTGTATTTTATGAGTAAAAATGCTTTTTATTTTTACAACGGTGCCGTGCAAAAACTACCTTGCACAGTCCAAGATTATGTTTTTTCAGATCTTGATTTAGGTCAAGCTTTCAAATGTTTTGCGACCTTAAATAGCGAGTTTTCAGAAGTCTGGTTCTTTTATCCATCATTAACCGATTCTACTGGCGAAATATCAAGATATGTGATTTACAACTACGAGGAGGGTTCTTGGTCTATTGGTTCTTTAGTACGTTACGCCTGGTTAGATACCGGGATAGAGGACAAACCTTTGGCTACAGCTAAATTATCTAATGTGAACTATTTGTTACAACATGAAACTGGTGCAAATGATGACACTAGCTCTATGGACGGTGTATTTGTAGAGTCAGCTGATTTGGATTTAGGCGATGGTGAAAACTTTGCTTTTTTGAAAAAACTCATACCAGACTTACGTTTTGATAAAACTTTGGGTACTAGTCCAACACCAGCTGTGAATGTGGTTATAAAACGTAGAGATTTTAACAATCAAACTCTAGCTACTGACTCGACCAATCAAATTACTGAAAGCACTACTTTTACCAGTCTAAGAACTAGAAGCCGACAAATCGTGTTGCGTATTGAATCTGATGATGACAATACCGAAGCGGATCGCAAAGATTACAAGTGGCGTTTGGGCTCGACGAGAATAGATGTTGAACAATCAGGGCGTCGCTAATGGGTAAATTATTAGAAACTAGACTGCCCATAGCCCAAGGCGATGCAGTGCCCATAGAAACTTTTAACCGTTTGGTTAGAGTTTTAGAAATAAATTTATCGGCTTTTGACCCGGATTCAGTGCGTCATTACACCAATACTGACTTAGATGAATTGCAATTCGCAACGGGCTCAATTATATTTAACTCAACTACTAGTGTTCACCAAGCATTTGATGGAACTAAGTTCCGTAATTTGTATGAACACCAAACTTATCCGAGCGGTTTATCTGCTACAATGAGTTTAGGTAGTGTCAACGTAACGATAGGTTAAAGATGGCAAAAGCAGATGACATGATAAATTTAATAAACAAAGCAAGAGCTTTGCCTTTACAACCGTCTGCAAGTGCAAATTTGCCTAATTTATTGTTTGACCCTGACACTAGGGAGCCTATAGAACCAGTTGGTGCTGTCAACTTACCTAACCTAATAGTAGATCCTAATACTGGTGAGCCCAAAGAACCGATTGATACAGTAAATTTACCCAATTTTTTAATTGATTCTAATATGAGACAGCCTAAAACCCCAATGACTGAATTACCTTTTGGTGCGGACACGTCAGAAATGATGCCAGAGCTTTCTCCAGAAAAAATGGAGATATTAGAAGCGATTGAAGAAATGCAAAGGCAACTCATGCAAACGACCGATCCAGAAGAAGCTAAAGTATTAAGTCGTATAATTGAAACCAGTATGGCTAGAGTCAACGCACCACTAGGTGATTTGGCCGCACAATTCGCTGGAGAAGGCACGGGTGAGGACATCCAACTGATTCACGCCAAACCCAATGAAGTGGTCTTACCAGAGGAGTTTTTTGAAGACGAAGAATTTGAAGGCGTAGTTGAAAGAAAATTTAGGGAGTTTGGGATAAACCCAGAAAGAGCTATTGTCGGTTCTGGTATAGCCTCGCTCAACGCTACTACTGGTTTGGAAGAGTTTGGTTTTTTTAAAAAAGTATTCAAAGGCGTAAAAAAAGTAGTTAAAAAAGTAGCACCTATTGCTTTACCAATAGCTGCGAGTTTCGTCCCCGGTTTGGGACCTATTGCCTCAGCAGCTTTAAAAGGTGCTGCGGGTGGAGTTGGCACAGCAATCGCTACAGGTGGTGACTTAGGCGACGCTCTAAAAGGCGGATTGTTTGGTGCTGGCATTGGTTCTCTTGGCGGTTTTGTTGGAACAAAAACAGGATTAATAGATCCTAGTATGAAAACCATAGGTTACGGCCAAGCAGCAGGCGATGGCTTTTTTAGTAGGGTTGGCGACGTCTTAAAAACAAACAATCCAGGCATAACAAGTTTATTAACAGGTAGAAGATTTGATCCCAATGCCATCGTAGAAGGACCTTTTGGTACACAATTAGGTGGTTACATAGGCGGTGGTACGCCAGACGCTTTGGGTAGATTTTATGATCCGGGCGGTGGCACTGGTTATGGCTTTGACCCAAGTGGTGCTTACATGGGCGATCCTGCTTATGCTTCTAGCATGGGTAACGAACAACAAGCTGGACCATTCAGTAGATTTTTAGGCGGTTTGACTGGTGGAGCATTTGGTGGCGGAGGCGGTGGCGGTTTTGCAGGCGGTCTTGGTAATTTAGCAAAAACAGGGTTAATTGGTTTAGGTGCTTATAAATTGGGTAAGTTGGCTTTTGATGAAGCGAAAGATGCTAAAGGTGTGCCTTTGGTACCACTAACGACTATGGATGCTGCTGGTCGTTACGATATAGAAGCTGAGATAGCTCGTCGCATGGGACAGTCAGCACCAAATCCTGTTGAGTTTGGTTTGTTACCAACTGGCACCGTACCAGAGTTAAGTGGTGGTAAGGCGCAAGGCATGATGTACGGCGGAGCTGTAGAGGACTTAACTGGCGGCATGGCTAGAGGTTTAATGTACGGAGGTCCAGTTATGGGTTACGCTGAGGGCGGTGGCGTCGCTATGGAAGATTTCCAGAGAATGAATGGTGAAATAGACGGTCCCGGTACCGAAACCAGTGATGATATACCAGCTATGTTGAGCGATGGCGAGTTTGTAATGACAGGCCGAGCAGTACGCGGTGCTGGTGCTTTTGACATGCAAAACGACGGTGGAATTATTACTCTGACGCCAAATGGTGCCGAAGATAGAGATAGAGGCACTAATTTAATGTACGAGATGATGGGTTTGTTTGAAAGTCAAGGAGCTACTTAATGTTTGGTGCCTTTAAATACAGAACTAAAAATGAGCCTAGACAAAGGGCACAACTACCTTTTCGTCAAAGGATGCCCGCAGCTAGAGGTTTTATGCCGTTACCAGCGCCTATGACTCGTCAACCGCAGGGGTTTGGCGGTGGTTTGGGAGGCTTATTGAGATTTTTAAGACCACAAATATTTAGACAGCCACAAATATTTAGACAGCCACAAAGACCAGGTGGTTTGTTTGGCGGTTTAGGTAGTATTTTTATGCCTAGACGAACACCTGACTTCAATCCTAATGTTAGAAGAGGAGGTTTTTTGGGTGGTCTGGGTGGTTTGTTTGGCGGTAGGATGGGAGGCTTTGGCGGTTTATTTGGCAGAAGATTTGCCGAAGGTGGTGAAGTCGATGCTGTACCCATGCAACAAGGTGGTGATCCCTTTGCAGCTAACATAGTAAGAACTGAAACTGGCATGGATCCAATTACCAGACAATTACTGTTTGGCTTAGACGGTAAAGGTGGTTTTATTCCCGGCGCTTTCAGAGCGGCCGAAAAAACTTTTTTTGACGAAGAAGGTAAAGCTAGGGTCGTACCAGAAGAAGTAGCGGGTTTTTCTGCCGATCAACTCAGAGCGCAAGAATTAGCCAGACAAGCGGTTGGCACACAAGACCCATTTTTACAACAAGCACGAGCTGCTTATCAAACTGGCATTGCTGATTTAGACCGAGGCTTGACTGAACAAGCTGACCTTTTAAGAACCACAGCTGGTGCTTACGACCCCAGCATGACGCAAAGATTCATGGACCCTTACGAACAAGCGGTCGTTGATCAAACTTCACAAGATTTAATCGAACAATTTGCCAAAAGCGATATAGGTTCCAGAGCTCAAGATATTGCTCGTGGTGGCGCTAGTGCCTTTGGCAGTCGCGGTAAATTAGGCGCAGCCGAACGGACTAGAGCACTTGGGAGAGGCTTGGCGGAAGCGATTGGTGGTATTAGATCGCGCGGTTTTCAACAAGCACAAAGCACAGGACTAGGCGAATTTGCTAGACAACAAGCCGCACAAAGAGCGTTAGCTGGTGGGCTAGGTAGCATAGGTGCGGCGAGGCAAGCGGGTCAGTTTGGCCTAGCTTCGGCTTTGACTGGCTTAGGCACTCAAGCCGCAGGTGCTAGAGCTGGCGATATTGGTATGCTTTCAAACCTTGGTTTGAGCCAACAACAATTAGCACAACAACAATTAGATGCACAGCGTCGTAACTTATTGACGGCACAACAAGCACCACTAGCTCAGTTCTCAGCTTTACGACCATTTGTAGGCATGGCACCACAAGGCCAATTCCAAACGCAGACTACTTTTACCCCACCCCCTAGTCCATTACAAGCTGGTTTGGCTACTGGGTTAGGAGCTTTCGGCGCTTTGGGTAACTTTTTCAATCAAGGTCAACCGCAACAATATCCCGGTTTACCGTCACAATTCCAAGGATAATAAAAGTGGCAATTACTAGAGCACAGATACCAGAGCAGATAGATGTTTTTCAAGAAGGTGGTGAGGCTAGTGCTACAGATACAACGATGTCAGAGCTACAACAACAACTCAAATTTTTAGAAGAAAATAAAACTAGCTTGGTGCCAGATTTCACTTCGGCATATTCAAAATATGCAGAAATGTTAGCGCCATTCAACACCCCCCCGCCTCGTGCAAATATATTCGACTTAGCAACTGCACTTTCAAAGGGTTTGACAGCGCAGATGCAGAGTGGACAGCCTGCTTCGATAGGTGCTGGTGCAGCTTTAGGCTTCAATAGTTTTTCGGATTTTGCAAATTCAAAACAAACTGCTTATCAAGAACGCATGGATAAAATTAGACAACAAGCTGCAACATTGGCCATAGAGGATGTTCGTGAGGGTGAAAAACTTTACAACACAATGCTTACCGAACGTCTTTTGAAAGATGAGTCTAAACTAGGTAAGGTTATTTACTTTTCAAAAAAAAATGCTACTGGAGAAACGGTCACTGAAACAGCTTATGAAAAAGACAAACCAAGTATCGACGACCTTTTGAGTAAAGGGTTTGTCAGAGTAAAAGACACGGGCAATGTTTTTAATTTGGGCGAAAGAGGTACCGACAAGGTAGAAAATCAATTTATTCTTGACGCACACAATAATGTTAAAGGTGTTGAAGAAAAAGCTACTGCTTCTTTAGACAACGATCAAAATTTACAAAAATTTAGATTCTTACAAAATAAAATTCCAGAAGAGGGTTTTGGTAAGGGCGCTGCTCTTGTTGGAGATCTTAAAGAGTTTTTAGTAGATATACCAATTGTTGGACAGCATTTAGGTGATGCAAATGTAGTGGCTGCTAGACAAGCTTTAAAAAATACACAAATTGGTTTTGTGCTTGGCATAGTAGGACCTTATAAGGGTGCTATCTCTAATAAAGAGATGGCTATTTTCCAAGCCTCTGTTGCAGGACTAGCTAATGAAAAACAGGCAAATGAATTTATTTTAATTACTGGTGCAAGAGCAAATCAAATTATGAGAAATAGAGCTATAGCAGAAAGAGTTGAATTCAATAGGTTATATAAAAAATGGAAAGCTGGCGAAATTGATGGACCTGATGTTACTGCTGGCCTGAACAAGTTTAGACAAGAATGGGCAAAGCCAGACAATCCACTGTCTATGATATTCACAGATGAAGTATTGCAACAGTTGGGTAAAAAAAGGGAAGACTTGCCGACCAGTGATGAAGAGGCTAAAAGGGCTTATGAAAAAGATTTAATCGCAGAAGGTGTGCCAGAAGAAGAGGCAAAAAAGCTAACAAAAGAAATGTTTTTAGGCATAGATAATTTTACTACCTTTTATGAAGATTTCAAAAACGATTACAACAATCAGATAAGAGACGATGGCGCAATTAGGATTAAATGACGCAAGTTGAAAGAAAAGATTTTCGTGTAATTAGAAATGGCCAAGAATATGTCACACAGGCCTTCTCACAACAAGGTGCTGAACAAAAGATTGATGCATTTTTAACCCAACAAGAAGTGCAAGACCAAATTTCAGATGAACAAGCAAAAAGCGGTATAGGTGATGCTATCTTATCTGGTCTAACGAATGATGAGGCATACAAAACAAGATGGTTAGCAGAAAAAAGATTCCCAAACCTTTTGGAAACTGGTCAAGATCCCTTAGATTATTATTTTATCGATGCAGATGAAGATATTGCTTATGTCGATCCTAATGATGGAAAAATAAAAAAAGAATTTGCAGAGTCGGTTTTTGGACTAGATGTAGCCGATATTTTTGATAAATTTGGACCAACATTACAGTTCGCACTTGAGGTGGTTCCTGGCACTGCTGGTTTAGGTTTTGGTTTTATCAGAGGAGGCATACCCGGTGCAATAGCCACTGGTTCTAGTGCAACTGCCGCTGGAGGAACACTCTCTTATGCTGGTAGAGAAGCGACTTCAGCTTTGTTTGACGGACCACCTTTAAATGTAGAAAAAGCTACTAAAGATTTAGCTTTCAGCTCTGCTTTCGGCGGCATCCCTATTGGTGTTCCAGCTAAAAGTTTTGGTTCTTTTGCTGAAGGCATAATAACTAGGTTTCCTGGATCAGAAGGGCGCACTGCACTAAAAGACATTGTAGAAACAGGCGGAAAAACGGTAGATGAAAAAATACAGTACGCTAAAGAAAAATATAATGTTGATTTGACTAGAGCTGAAGCGCAAGGCATGGTTACAAACGCATCTCAAATACAACTTTACCTTCAAGCTCAACCAAGAGCAGATAAATTATGGCAATTTTATCACGACCGTTCAGTTCAAGTCGAAGAAGCTGCGTTGGATTTTTTTGATGAATTATATAAAGGTACTTATGTAAAAACTGGCGCTCGTAATAAATTAACTGGCAAAGAGAGTATTGATGCCTCTATGGACGTTGCAAAAGCAGCGAAGTCTTTTTTAGAAAAATCTTTAGCAAAAAGAAAGTCAAGGGCGTCTGCTGTTTATAAAGATGCCTTTGAGCTCGATACTAATATAAATGTCGATGATATTTTAGCGCAAGTAAGAGAGGTCATAGAAAATCCAAATGTTTCAGCTCCAAAAAAGAAAGCTTTTGTTGATATGGAAAAAGCTTTGGTCGATCAGACCACTGGCACAGCTAGAAACACCACAGAACTTTTACATGAGGGACTATCAGATAATTTCAACAGACTAATAGCAGGCTTAACCAAAGATGCAGATGCAGGGCTAAAAAGAGAAGTATCAATAATAAGATCAGAAATATCTAATAGGCTTAAATTAGCTAACCCTTTATATGCAAAAGCAACTGCAATTTATGACCCAACAAAAGGTCATTTACAAATGTTAGAAAGAAGCGTAGTAAAATCTTTAGCTGAAGCTGTAGAAAAAGGCGGTCCAGAAGCAGGTCGTTTAACCGCTAAATTATTTTCAGGCGCTATAAGTCCAAAAGAAATTAAAACAATAAAAAGAGTTCTTAAACAAGAAGACCCCCAAGCTTGGCAAAACATTAAAGGTACTTGGCTAATGACACAGTTTGACGAAGCTGTTGTTGGTACAGCAAATCCTCTTGGAGCACCTAATAAATTTTTATCTAAATTAGGTATAAGAAACCCTAAGCAAGCTTTTCCTGATAAATTAGCTCCAAGATTAAAAGACAGAGCCAGATCAAAAGAAAGTTTAGCTCGAGGCAAAAAGGCTAAGATTTACGAAGCTATGTTTGAACCAGAAGAATTAGAAAATTTTGTTGATTTAGCTGACATGATGCAATCCGTAAGCTTTATAGCAACGAGGTCACAATCTCCAACACAATCTTTGCAAGCTATGCAAAACCTTATACAACAGGAAGGCAAATCTGTTTTAACTAAAACAGGAGGTTTTTTATCTGCCTTGCTTACTGTTCCATCTCGTTTTATAGCTAGGGGTTTTGACGATATAGGAGAAAATATTTTGTTAAAACAGAAAGAGAGATACGAAGATGTTTTGATAGAGGCTTTAATAAACCCTAATAAGGCAAAAGAATTGAGGACTTTTTTTGATAAATTAAATCCAAAAATGTATTTTTATACACAATCTTTCGTGAGAGGCGGTACAGAAGCTTTAGAAAATATTTTTGTAGAGAATCAAGCAAGGATGAATGAAGTTTTAAGAGTTGAAAAAGAAGAGCCTAGTTTTGGACCCTTGCAAAGAGAAGAAACACCTGACGTTGATGTAGAAAACTTGCAATCGCAACTCAATACTTTTGAAATGCCTAATGTTGACCAAGATTTATTCCAAGCAGAAAAACCAGAATTAACAGCTATAGAAATGACCTCGCCAACCATCTTGCCAGATGAAAGGGATAGAGAAATTGCTATGCGTCGCCAAGCTGGGATAGCTGGCCTAGTCTGATACTTCGGTAGCCTTAATCATGGCTCCCACGACTTCATATTCGAGTTCTAAGCCCATAATACTACTGCCAGCTACATCGAGCTCCAGATTACGAGAAATAAGTCTTAGCAAAGCTGTTTGTTGGTGTAACGTCAAACGACTAAACAAGTCGATGACTTCTGGTGCTTCTAATACTGGTTTGTAAGTTTGTGGCACTTCTTTTTTGCCAAACAAAGTTTTTAACATTAGGCTTCAACAGCTCGTTCAATGTTAAGACGCTCATGTTCTTGTTCTATTAAGATTTTGAGCTGGTCAATCTTGGACCTTCTTTCAAGACCACAAATATCTTGTAGCATTGTGTAAGTTTTAAGATCCACTGCTAAACTTTTTCTAATTTTATTTTCTTGTAATAGTTCGTCCATAGCATACGATTTTACACACATTTGGAAACTTTTACAAATAAGAACAAAAAAATATATGTTAGACTACAACGCCATGTATAAATTGAAGAACTATCTGTTAAGTATGCAGTCGCATTGGATGATAAACCAAACGACTTACCAAGCAGTCCAGGACACTTTACCAATGATTACTAGGTTTAAAGCCAATCAAGGCCAAGTCGATATGGGCAAAACGCCGATACATAAGATAGTCAAAAAAATCTATCCAGAGATATACCGGGTGCCACTCTTTCGTCGGCAGTTCTGCAAACTCCTGGTTAAAGAAATAGAACAGATGCGCAAAGAAATAGGTTTTGTTGGTAACGACGAAGAGGATCAACTTAGGCAGATTCCTGAGATATTGTTGCAAGAGCAAGTACCAGAGCTCTACCGCAACATGTGGTTGATAGTGCAAACCATATTGAATCCAATGTTCAACGCTATCTGGCAGAGAGATTGTAAAGATCCAACCACCATACAAATAGCCAATTACAATCTAAAAGACAAACAACAAGGTGCTTGGCACCATGACGAGAGCGCTGACATCTCAGTGGTGGTCCCGCTCAATACTGGTGGTTATGAAGGTGGTGGCACAGCGTTTCATAACTATGGTGAAATCAAACCGTTACCGACTGGTCATGCGTTGATGTTTCCAAGCTTTACTAATTTGCACAAAGGTTTGCCAGTAGGAACTGGTGACAGATACTTACTCGTCTTTTGGTTATTCGACCGAAATCGCACGATAAAACTGTATGAATCTATTGAAAATTAGTACAAATCCCCTAACTCTATCTGTTGAGTACCTTCTAAACCGTAAGGTTTAAAATCTTGCTCTTGCTCACAAGCTAGGATAGTAGCCAAAGCTTGTTCGTTCTTAGAACGAGCATAAGCCAAAGCTTCCTTACTTAACTCATACACCGCATAAGGATAAGGGTGGGCTTTCTCTTGGGCTAAGAACTTAAAACCGTCAGCACGCAAATCTAAGCTTTTACAAGCATCAACATAGATTGAAGCTTGCATGTGGTATTTAAAATTGTTTACTGCTTGTTTAAAACCACGAGGCGAAGCGTCACGACAAGTTTTAAGGTCCCAAATGTATTGATTATCGTACCAGTCCATACGACATTTAAACGGTTGCCCAAACCATTCAAAGATTAAGGTACATTCGACCTTATCGGTTTCTTTCGGTATGTAGTCAGTAACGACACTGCGACGTTCCATGCAAGTGTCGTACAAATCTTGAGTGATTGCAGTGCGATTGCCAATACTAGCCGAGAAGTCTTCGTATTCGGCCTTGCCAGCTTTGGTACGACGGTCGATATTCGGTTGAATGACAAACTCCTCAGCAAACTTATGATGCTCTAAAAATACTGTGTGTTGCACTCGGCCTTCCAAAAGAGCTGGCGATGGTTCCAAATCCTTTTGATACTTCCAAGTGTAAGGACACTTGATGACGCTAGTTAGATCGTGTGAGCGGTAAGCTGGGATGGCAGCATACTCTTCGTAAGGTAGATTCTCATAGATTCCTGGACTGTAATTCATTTTTATATTCCTCTAGTTGGTCTGGGGTTAAATCAAAGCAATTCAAATTGCCTGCTATGGTTCGGCGTTCGCCGTCGCCAGTAAAAGGGTAAACACAATGTTGCATCCATGAAGGAAACATCAAAAGCTTACCAACTTCTGGCTTGATAAATTTAGATTGAGGTGGTCGCAAATTCTCAGGGTCTTTCAGTTGGTTCAAACCATAAGTAAAATTGATGTAGCCATCAATCGCACCAGAGCTGTCGTACAAAGAAAACTTTTGGTCACCTACCGGGACTTGGCCTATCTGCTCTGGCACTTTAGTCCAAGTCGTAAAAGAAATGCCCATGTTACTTTTGACTAAATGATCGTGAATGGGATTGTAGTCCCCAGCATAACTGTGTACCGACCAAAGCTTATCCATGTCGATGCGTTTGGGTTTGACCATCGACCCTGAGTGTTCGACAAAATGTTTGATGTAAGCCACGGCTAAATCCTCAGTAATTTTTTTGAAGCTGGCAAGTTCAGGTTTGGTAAAATCCATGATTAGTTGTTGGCCTTGATGGATTTGACCGACCAAATCTTTGGCTGCCGACTCACTGTCACTTGTTTGTAACAATTCATCTAAGTAGTTGTTGAGCTGCACTACCAATGGGTCAGAGAGCTGATGCTCAATCATATAAGCCGCAGAGAGTGTGTAGAGTTGGTATTCTAAATTCATCTTAGGGTGTGGGAAGCTCTGCTACATGTCTTGTGAGATCTACGGAGTAAGAACTCCCCACGGTGTGAAAAACCTAAAAGGGTATTTCGTCGTCTGCAAAAGTTGAGGTGTCTTCAACCTCAGCATCGGTTGCTAAATCAGCCAAACTTTCTTTGGGGGTTGGTTCTACACCGCCTTGTTCTTTGGCTGCAATTAATTCAAAACTTTTTTCAATGTCTTCTTGTTGCCAGATAGGTAACGAGTCAAAAATGTCACACATGGCTTTGCTTTGTTCCCCGGAGTTGCCATTGAACTCGTCGCAATAAATGTCCAAATCAAACGAAGTTGGTTCGTTGTGCGTTGGCACTTTTTTAACACCACCGTCGGGTTTAAAGATGCCGATAATCTTGGGGTTGCCATTTTCGGTGTGACCGACATCGACGTTAGCCGTGCAACCTAATAACTGACTGATGTCAAAACCAGCTTCTTCTTCTTCGGAAAAATTACGCCCACGCCATGATACTAAATCTTTACGCAAAGCTGCCGATTCAAACAAAGATGCTGTGTAGGTTTTGGAAACGCTAAACGGTCTCCCGTCACTCATCTTTTGCTCTGGCACTTCAAAACTGATGTGCACCCTTTTCTTTTTAGTCAAAGGACCGTCTTTGTATTGTTGTTCGGTAGTACCCATGTCAACGATACGAAAACAGACCGCCTCGTATTGACCTTTGGCTAAATGTTCAAAGTCGCCTTCGGTTTTTAATGTTAAGCTCATAAAGATCTCCTAATGTGTTTGCTAAATAAAATAAATTTATGTACTATTCTATACACTTTTATACAAAGAGCAAATACCAAGAAATGAGAGCAGTTGATGTCTTTAAAAATTACCCGACCCAATACTAAAAATTTTGACCAACCACTAACCACAGATTACTCCAATCAATTCGCTAATTTTTTAGCCGAACATGGTTTGGAACCAGATCCTAAAAAGGGCTTGGTCGCCGACGGCTCTATTGGTCGGGCTTACATCAACGTCGGTGGCCAACGCAAACTGGTGGGATGGTATCAGTTGTGGCTCGATCAAGCTTCGCCGTTTGGCCGCTTGGGTGACTATCGAGTTTCAGCTGACCAACCCACAGCGGTGTGGAAGCCAGAGAATCGTAAACGCCAGGTGATGACCAAAGCTGAGAAAGAGGAAATTGCCAAACTGCAAAAACAGGCCGAGGTCAAACAACAAAAGAAATACTCGAAAGCTGCCAAGAAAGCTCAAGCGCTATGGGAAAGTGCCTTGCCTTGTGAAAAACACCCTTACTTGGAAAAAAAACAAGTCTTGTCGTATGGACTCAAGATTGACGAACACGGCAACTTGGTCATACCGCTCTACGACAAGCAATTAACGATTGTGGGTTTGCAGTTCATTGACCCAGACGGCAACAAAAAGTTTCTTACTGGTTCCAAAAAAGCGTCGAGCTTTTTTATGCTAGGTAAAGAGATATTAAAAACCAGTAATATTATTAATTACGCCGAAGGCTATGCCACCGCAGCGAGCATCTACGCTGACCTCTCCCAGCCAGTTATTGTGGCGTTCGACGCTTACAATTTGCAACCTGTCGCCGAAGTCATGTTTGAATTTTTCGCTGACAAAAAGCATGTGTTCATTGCCGATAATGATGATAGTAAAACGGGTGAAAAAGAAGCCAGCAAAGCTTGTCAGTACATCAAAAAACAAAAAGGCTTAGCCGAAGTGCTGATGCCAGAGACCAAAGGCGATTACAACGACCACAAAAACGAACTAACCACTGACACAGCACTTAACGGCGAATTACTACCAGCCTTGAACAAACTTGATTTGCCAGACGAGATAGATTTTCAACGCAGTGCCAATGGTAGGTTTCTTAATACCAAAGACAACATCGCTGGAGTGTTACAAACCCATAGCATCGACGTGCGCTACAACGTCATCAAAAAACGCATGGAAATCGAAGTACCGAACATGAAGTTCATCGCTGACATGAAAGAAGAAGCGAGTTTGATTGAGATAGAAGATCGCTGCATCAACATGGGCATACCGCACGC